CCATCAGGGTGTGGCCGTCTTCGGGCAATAGATCGCCTTCCACGCGTTCCAGCACGACGAGGCAATCCTTGACGGCGTGAGCCTGCTGCATGGCGACCAGGGCGGGGGAGGCCGTGGGCTTGGTGGGCGCTCGGGGCGGGGTGGGCTTGGTGGGGGGTGCCGTGGGCTTGGGCATCGCCCGTGCCTTGCCATCCTTACCGATGCGCTTCGGTGCCGGGGTAGGCGCTGGCGGTGGGGTAGGGCTGGCGGGGATGCCCTCGTCGTCTTCGATGATCTCGAAAACAAGGTCGTCGGTCGTCTGGTCGATGGCTTCGGCCTGGCAACTGTCCAATTTGGACAGTTGAGCCCGGACGGTGCCCACGGTGGTGGGGGAGCATCCGACCTTCTCGGCAATCGCCCGATCCGACAATGAGCCCCATTCGGCATCCGTCACCAGGGTACTAATTGCCCGTCGCACGTCGTCACGGGTGCGGCGGAGGCCGTGATCCCGATTGGCGCCGACGGCGAAGAGGATCGCGTCCCGCTTGGTGCCCGCCCGAATTTCGGCTTCGATAGACTTCCGTCCCGCTTCGTCGGCGGCTTCCAGGCGGTGATAGCCATCCGCCAGCCAATAAAAATCGGCGTCGTGAAAGACGACAACCGGCGGAAAGGTGGCGCCCGATTTCATTGCCTCGGTATATTCGGCAACAATGCCGTTATTCAGTATGCCGGCGCGTTGCTGGATTGCCTGGTCAGCACGAATTGACCGCAATGGGAGTAAATCGCTAGAATGATCTTGCTGTTTCATTGGATTGTCTCGTTAGCCCCTGCTCGTCACAGGGGCTTTTTGTTGAGGGTCAGAAGGGGAGTTCTTCGTCTTCGATCGCGGACTCGATGGCCCGGGCTTGGGTTTCGGAGACGGTTATTTGGTAGGTTTTCATAGTTATCCTAAATCAATGGATCGCATCGTCGCGGCGATACCAGCACCCGGCGGCATGAATACCAACTTGACCCTGAAGAGGTCCGTCACCGACGTACCATCGTGGATCATCACGCCCCTTGACCCGGGTACAGCGATGCACAAACCAGCCTTTGCCCCAGCCGCTACGGGCTTCGATCCAGTCAAACTCCGGGTCGTTGTCAAACAGGCTCATTTGCTCAGTCATGCGCGGGCCTCCTGACGCTGCAAGCGGGGCAGGGTGCCGAGCATGGCCTGCCGCTGTCTGACACTCAGGCCCAACGTCTCGGCGCCCTTGCTGGCCGCGACACGCAGCTTGACGCGCGCCACCAGCGCCCTGCGGGACTCGCGGTCGGTCGGGGTCTGGGCAATCAGGCGGTTGTAGACCACCAGCTCGCGGCGGGTGAGGCAGGCGAGGTTATCCAGCTCGCAATGGCTGGGGTCGGTGTCGAGCAGCACCACCACCTGCCACGGTGCCAATGGGCCATGGGCGGCTTCCCAGTTGAGGCGATGCACGGCCACCCAGTCCTTGCGCGACAGTCCCGGCGGGGCCTCTTGGCGAAACTTAAAATACCAGTAGCCATCCGGTTCCTGGCGGTAACTCCAGACAGGCATCTGGTGCCAAATCACCTGTCCTGGCCGGAACCGGGTGTCCCCGGAGCGTCCGCCCGCATCGTAGCCGGCCAGGCCCTTATTCCAAGGGGTGAAGCCCGGCTGAAAGCGCGTGTCGGTATCGCCCCGGATCTGATACCGGTTCAGCGCATTGGCCACGCTATGCGGCTTAAAATCGGTCCTAAAATGCGCATTAAAGGCGAAGGTAAGCTCAGCAATCTTCATCCGCGGGCGGTGCTCTCGCAGCCACTCAACCCGCTCGGGGAACCATGACACGATCCGCTCCCCTTTCGCATAGCCGGTGCCCCGCCCACTGGTCAACCGGTGATGCACGATGGCACTACGAATGGCTTCCATCGTCACCGGCCGGCCAAAGCGCGCCTCGAACAACGGCGGCAGTTCCTTCTGGCGATGCTGCCGATAGGCTTCGCGCAACCAATCAATGTGCTCGGGATGCCAGCGGCGCACGCTCATTGGCCACCGTCCAGCCCGAGCAGGCGCGGCGGGGTTTGACCCGGGTGCATCTCGCCCTGGAGGCGAGAGGCACTGACGGCCAGGGCGCCGACCGAGATCACCTGGGCGGCAATGCGGTCGATAGCCCCGGCGCGGCGGATTTCCTGGGCCAGGGCCTCGGGGTCCAGGGCCTCGTCGGAGAGGCGCTCAAGCTGGGCGAAGAGATGATTCGACAAGTCAGCAAGGGTGTTTTTCATGGCTCAATCTCAGAATGGGATGTCGTCGTTGAAGTCTTCAGCCGTCGCCGAATTGGCTGGCGCCGCCCGCGCGGACGGCTGATAGTCCCCTCCCGACTCATGGCCCTGGCCCTTGCCACCCACAAAAGCCCATTCCCGCACGTCAACCTCAAGACTGGTGCGTTCGGTGCCGTCATTGGCGGTATAGGTCCGCAGATACGGCTCGCCTTGAATCAGTACCGGGTCACCTTTCCCCAAGTATTTTGCAAGGGCTTCGCCGCGGGCGCCAAACAAGGCACAGCGATACCAGGTCGTCACATCGCCATCCTTGCGTTTGCGCGTGTGCGCAATCGAGAAATTGGCGACAGTCGTTCCGCTGGCCAGGACCTTGGTTTCCACGTCTCGGCCGATATGCCCAATCAGGGTGATGGAAGCGTAATTAGGCATTCGCCACCCCTCCCATAAACTCCGCCTGCCACTCCGCCACCGTCTGCGTTACCGGACCATCCTCCGCCTGCATCGCCTCGCGTTCCGCCTTGGCTTCGGCCTCGGCTTCGGCCTTGAGGGCGGCCTTGCGGTCAGCAAAGGCCTTGCGGGCGGTCGCCTTGTCGCTGGCGCTGGTCAACTGTTTGGCGATGGCGGCGGCTTGGTCCAGTTCTTCGCCGGTACAGGCGTCGGCAATGATATTGAGCGTGGTGGCCAGGTCCGGGCCGGGTTCGGGGTCCTTGACGGGTTGACGACTGGCCAGCTTCGCCTTGACGGCCTCGGTGCGGGATGCGCCATGGGTAATATCTACCACCGCAGCAGGCCCCATATTCCTCTCCACAATGCGCTCCGCTTCATCCTGGTCATAGATACCGCCATAGCCAAAGGCGAGCCGTGCTGCTTGAATCATGGCCTTGTGGCGCATCATCCGCCGGGGGTGAGATTTCCATGGAGCGGTATCGCGCTTGCACTCCGCCAGGAACTCCGTCACCCGCGTCGGGCGACTGCGATCCTTGCGATAAATGGCACAGGTGCAGGACTCGCCGTCCTGGTCAAACTCCATCCCGTCGAATTGCGGATGGTCGTTGATGATCCTCGCCCAGCCATCAACGCCAACCACCGGGACGATGCCATTCTGGCGATCGGGGAAGGCGTAGATTTCCTTGGTCCAAGGGTTTAAGCCGTATTGATTGGCAACCACCATCAAGGCGGTCATCTGGGCATCCGTGACTTGGCCCTTGAATGCCGTGGCCTTCAGGGTCTCGATCAATTCGGCGCCGTTGTGGCCGAGGTCAAAACGCGCGGCCAGTTTGTCGGTTACGGTGGCCAGGGCGTTATAGCGAGTAGCAAGGGCGGTCATTGGAATCTCTCCAGGTCTTTGGCGAGGCGCAGAACGCGGGCGCCAGGTTGGGTGGTGGTGTACTTGTTAAGCCATTCCGCTGTCTGGTCGGTATCCAGGTCAGCCCATGACATAACCGCCAGGGCCAGCTTCGACCAGTCTGTCTTCTGGCTATCCTTATTGGCTTTGTAAGTGGCCAGGCTTATCTCGCCCCGCCGCACGCTGTCCGCATCCGCAAGCAGTGGCAGGAGGCGGTCTTTCAGGGCCTGCTCCTCGTCGGCCACTTCCTTGCCGCGGCGTTTGCAGTACGCTAATTTGTTCAGAAGCATGACCATCTCATCGTCGGCCTCCAGGACCCGGCCCTCGCTATGCCGGGGCCACCGCTGGCGGGCCTCGGCCTCGCTGCTGGGGGTGGGCGGGTTACGCGCCAAGACGTGATCGGTCCAGAAGCGGCTGGCCTCGTCCAGAATCAGGGCCTCCAGTTCCAGGTCGCGGGTCAGGTGGTAGATGCGGAATTCGGTATTCCCAAACAGGACCGCCAAGTCCCACTTAGGGCATCCGGTCAGGGCCTGGTACGCCGCAACCTGGACAAGGTACGATTCAGGAATCTGGTCCGTCCCCGACTCGCCCCACTCACTGCCGCGCCCGGTGGCGAAGGCCGAAGCGGTCTTGGCTTCCAGGCCCATGTCGGTCCTAATCTCTTGGCGATGACTGGCCCGCTTGGCACCCTCTGGCACCACCAAGCGGTCAACGTGCCCAATCAGGGGCGCCGTGGGGTGGCGCAGCATGGAATTGAACCGCTGCACTTGGCGGCCGGTTTGCTCGCAATACTCCCGGGCCACGAACTCCTCGGCGTAGGATCCGAACCGGGTCTGAAGATTGCCGGTGAAGGGTTCGG